TGACGTTCGGGATATCCCAGTACACTTCGGGAAAAGCCGTCACCAGATAAATAGTCTCAAAATGCCGTGCTGCATCCTTAATAATTGGACGCTGATAGAAATTATCACCTAACCCGAGACAGCCCTCAAAGATTAGGCTTTTCTTGCTGTACGGCATGACTTTCTTTGAGTCGAAAATCGCATGGTAATCATACTTAGGCAATCGTTCAGGCTTCGAAAGAGGCGCTGGTTTAGGTTTGGTCATTACGTTATCGAATCGTGCGTTCTCTTCGCCCTCGGCTTTGAATGGTGCATTGAAACCAGCCATCATATCCATCTTAGGGAAACAATCGAGTGCCGAGTCGGGATTCAGATTTATGACGGTTATTTCATTCCTTTTCAGCACCTCGGCTACAGCATCAAAATGCTCTTTAAAACTATCTGGTACATGATCAGGTGCCTGTTTTGGATGGCCGTTGTGCCAATGTGTCCTGCCATCGTCGCGCTTCATATCATATCCGAGCAGATAAATGGGATTGGCGCCAAGGCAGGCTGCTAGATTTAGGGCGCCGTAGCCCGAGTTGTTGCCATGCCCTATCCCGTCTTTCATGGTTAAAGGAAATGCTCTGCGTCCCTCGAGATAATTCCGCCAGCATTTCAATATATAAATATCGTCTGGCAGGTCTATCCCCGAGGTGTTGACCCATATTTTCATTGCGGATGATTGCAAAAATTTCGTTCTTGCCAGATCGCCGTATTTGCCCATCAACACCCACCGCACAAAGCTGGGATCCATGCCGAAAATGATGGTGGGTTCAAATTTCTCGTATGCCCGATTTATGGCGATCGTCCGCTTCCCTTTAAGCAAATCCCAATCGAAATTTGCGAGACTCGGCCCGCCACCTATTATAAAACACGATTTGTCCTCCCATGATCCATCAGGCAATACCTGCCAAGCGAATTTATTCGTGTACGTGACTTTAACACGCCTCTTTTCATGTATTAGTCTTTGCAATCTATCCATGCTTATTCCAAATAAATATGCCAGTGCTCGTGGTCTTTTATCCTCCGAGCCTTTGTTCGTATCTTCACAAGCCGTTTTCCGTAAAACTCTATTAACTTCTCCCGCGCTTTAAAATGCTCCTCTTCCATCCGTGGCCCATGACTCCTAAACACCAGCATCGGTATGCCACACGTCACGCAATCGCATATAACGATAAGGCCGTTCTCGAAATGCCGCGTGCTCCGTCGCTCTAGCGCGCAGAGTTCGCAGCCGTTTATCATGGGGCCATAACAATCGCTTTCCGCTTTATGAAATGCCGGAGCAACATATCGGCTTTATTAACGCCGGTCAGTACATCCTCTTCTGCGCCCACTAGATTGGTGTATGAGTAGTCGCCTATTTTCTCGCTCTTCATAAGCCCTGCGGCGGCGTGAGAGGCTGGATCCATTTCCCACTCGGCCAGGATAATACCAGCCTGTTTTATGGCTTCTGGCACCGTACTCTCGCCATGCGTTCCTATCACTTGGACATTGTTGAAACCACGAGGGAAAATACCCGCTGTGATGTCGGCGGCTATAGCTACTATTCCAGCTGTTAGAACTCCCACGTTGTCGAAATAAATCGAACTGGAAGTAGCTGTGTCATTGGAAAAGTGAAGCTCGTAGTTTGCAAAATCTGCATGGCTCGTAAAATCCAGTGGATAGTCGGTCCAAGCCAACACATTTGGAAGCTGTATGCGAAGCTGACCGGCTGCCCATGTCCCATCGCCAAGCAGAGATACATTTAGATCGGCGTTATACAGCATGAATTCTGCGGTCTTTGCTACCAGAGAATTTAGGTATTTAAAGAACAGCCTATAGTTTCTATTCCTATAGAGCGAGAATTTCTGCTCTATCTCCGCCTGGCTATTCAGCGCATCAATATCCAACCTCACACAATAGTTCCCTACTTGTACTTCTGCCGTATCTCGGTTTACGGTTGAGGTGCCAGCCGTGGTCTCTACCCAATAGTAAAGATCGGTCGTCGGGTCGGCTATTTTCCAGGTATAAAAATCACCATCCTGAATAGCGTTACTGCCCCACATGCTGTCGCCGATGCAGGGGTCGAGGAATACGGAGTTGATATCGTATGTCCACCAGCTACTATCCAGCTCTACGCAGTCGATAAATATGCCGGTGACGCTGAGGATATCTGTTTCGAGTGGGATAAAAAGACGGTTCTTCCTGTTGCCGTTCAGTTTGATATCGAACGCGGTAGCACACCAATGGGTACCGGTGACCTTGTCAATTATCTGTTCGACTTTATCGATGATCGCTTGCTTCTGCGCTTCGGTATAACCGACCGGCCAAGTGATATCGTCTTCGTGCAGGTAGCATCCTTCTGCTGCCATTCACCTCTCCTTTGTGAAGGGAGGGCGCCGTCGAGGGATAAATGGCAATGCCCTAGATGCCGTTACACCAAACGCCCTTCCCTTATTAATTTTTTAGTTGTTCTGCTCTCGGCCCGTCTATTCGATAACCCTGAGCTGCACGCACTTGACGTAATCGATGTAGAGCAACTGGGCACCATCTGCGCCAGATCGAATTCCGAATCCGGGCTGGAGCTCCGTAGTCGGGATATGAGTTGTGTGGGCGCCTGCGGCAAGAATCGTTTGAGGTGCGTTGCCATCGGCAATGACAAAATACCGAACTGTCCCGTCTCCGTCCCAGTGGAATCCGAGACGAATCCACGTGTTATCCGCAAGGTCGATACCAGTATCAATTAGCGTCTGGGCTGCGCCGGTGCGGGTAATAAAACGGATACTTGCATCTCCGTCAACGCTTTCAAAGATAATGGCATCAGCGGGAGTGCCAAACCAGCCTTGACCAATGACCAGGCCGAACCAGAAATCGGACTGTATCGCTTCGCTTATTTTGAATCGAATCTCGGCATAGAGCGGGTAACAATCTTCGCACATGAAAGCTTCGAAAGGCTTTGCAAGTTCTATTGCATCATTTTCTGTTTGGCCAGTCGAGAGGAGTAATACGCCATTGACCATATCGGTCAGAGCACAAGTTCCACCACCAGCGGCCACGGTCTCATCCCAGGCAAAGACATTCTCACATCCATCGCCTGAGACGGGGGAGATGAACGTATCGAAGTCATCAACAAACCGATGCGCATCTGTGATGTCAATCACATCCTTCAGCCAGCGCATTTTGTGGCTGTTGGTGTGGTAGTTCTTCATTGCGTGGTCGCGGATGATAAGCTCTGGCTGGTGCGGTGAGTCGGGGATGTCACTTTTTGGGAATTTTAAATCATCTTGTCCCATGTTATTCCTCCTTTAAGGATTTGATTAGATCTACCTTCTTCATCACGAAGGTATTTTTCACTCCCTTGCCGGAGGCAATGCTCCGCAGTTCGTTGATGGTTAAGGCACCGTAGTCGGTGGTCCCAGATTCCGCCTGAGCGGGTGGGTGCCCGTTCTCATCGTCGACAACCACCTTAAACCCGAGCTTATCCGATTTCTCAAACCGCTTTAAATCCTCAAAAACTCCACGGCTCGTGACTTTGAGCGACTTGAGTCTACCGATATGTAGGTTGCCTATACGGGTCGGGAATGGCATACGGGCGTTCCCGTAGTTTGTTACTGTGCAGTGAAACATCGGTTAGCACGCGTGCGTCAGGCAGCGGATGAAAACAATGGCATTCACGTTCTCAATGGCAAGAGCTACTTTCATCGTGTAGTAGATATAGGTGCATTCATCAGATGCTGATCTTTGTGGCTCCATCTTGACCTCTTTCTGCATTCCAATTATCAGGTTCCCCTTGAATGTGAGCATCACATCAGTGTAGTCGCCTGCGCCAATTACGCCGTAATCGGGGGCCGTTCCGAGGTTGGTAGGCATGAGCGGCACGTCAATGATCGGCACATTGCCATATGCCGGCTTGGCTGCGCCTGTGAATACGGCGTCACCGAGTGCTGTGCTGCGAGCAGATAGTGCTTCAATGTAATCCTGGGTCACCAGGTCTGAGTTCAGGAACACGAAGTTCTTCAATCCAAAAGCGGCTTTATATTTGGCGGGCATGTTTTTTATTGCTCTGGCGTACTTGAATTCCCAGTTGTAGGGGGCATCTGGATCCTGTTCTGCTATCTTGCCAGGCAGCTCCCATTCCGCGCCAGTCTCCTCATCGCAGGCATCTTTCATGTGCGCGGCGCCACACACATCGTTGTAATGATCATCCCCATCTTGGCTGTTGTTTATGATGTAGCGCCAACCATCCCAGAGGCTCTCGATGTCATCGGGGCACCAGGCGTTGTAGCCATGTGTGTCGCCCATGTAGTACGCGAATTCGAGTTCGTTGGCAATCTGCTTGGCGACGATCTTCATGAGATGGCTCTTGTATGCGGGTCCTTCGATTCCTTCCTCAAGGTCATCATCGTAGATCGGCACGCAACCGCGGATTTTCTTTGCTTCGAGGGTTATGCGATTATGAGTGAACTGTTTTTTGTATTTGCTCTCGTCGAAGTTGTTGCCTGGATATAGGAATTTTCCCTCACCAAATCCGAGGTGACGGATATATTTTGTGGGCTTGGTCATCTTTTCGAAGCGGGCGTAATTTTTCATTACGCTCTCGTCGTAGATGCAGTCCAAAAATTTATCGGCCTCTACGGGTGTGAGTTGGATGGTGGGTAGGGATATGAGATTGTAGCCCGAGATGTCCTGCTTGCGTAACATATTTTTGGTTCTTCTCATTTCCAAAGTCTCCTAAATTATGGATAAAAACAAACTGGCTTTACTCACTCCATTCCGGGAATTATGAGTGACGGCCATTCGTCTTCTTCGTCGTCCTTCTTTACTTTTTTCTTGTCTTTGTCGTCTTCCTCCTCATCGTCGCCTTTATCGTCGATGCTTTTTTTGACAGGCTTCCCTTTCTCCAGGGCCTCTACCCTTTCTAACAATCCTTTTTTCTCTGTTTCTGCTTTTTCCTTTGCCTCTTTCTCCTCTTTTTCGATGCGTTCTGCTTCTGCCTTTTTAAACCCTTCCAGCTCCTCGAGCTTGGCTTCGGTTTCGGCGCTCAGCTTCTCCCCTTCGTCATCCACCACATGCTCTTCTTTCTCGACCTTGAGGCCGAGCAGAGCCTGGAGGGATGCGATGGCGGGAGATGATCCTTTCAAGAAATCAAGGACCTTTGTCAGTGCGGCTTTGTTAGCCTTACTGAGGGCAGCACCGGCTTTTTCCAGTGCCTCTTTGGTTAAGGGTATGTCAACGAATGTTGCTTGTTTCACGAGGATTTTTGTGGCTGCAAGAAGATCGTCGGGCATTGACTCCTTGTACTCATTGAAAGTATTTAAACTATTTTCTATGACGGCCTTTGGCTCTTTGCCCAATGCCTCTGCCTTTGCAATCTCTTCTTTAGTCAACTCGTCGTCATCTTCCTCCACCACAAAACCTTTTAGAACTTCTATGAATTTTTCCATCGGTTTCTCCTTAGATTTTTTAATGAAGAATTGTTTGCGATTCGCCGTAGACGCACAAATGGTTATCTCGTCCACGTCGATGTCGTAAAGCTTTCTGGGCATACAGACCTCCTAAAGTCTGTAAGTGTTTTGACCCCCTTTAAATGGAGGGCGTCCAAAACTCTTAAAATTTGGATTTCAGAATCTTGAACGCCCCAAACGCCGCTGTTCTTACAGCCCTGGCTTCGGGCTTCAAATTCTAAACCTTACGGCTAGTTATATATATTAATTAACAACTTTTTTTTCGTTTTGCAAGTTATTTTTATTTTTTTCCCCGATCAACCCTGCTGCCACCGACACTGGCTTCCATTGATTAATAAGTGCTCCTGTGTCTTTGTTTTTCATCAACTGCCTGTCTATAAGCCCCTTGCGCTCTAACAGTCTTAGCTCTTTCCTATTCAGCCCTTGGCCTGTAACAATACTCCCGTATTTAGCGAATAACTTTTCGGCCCGCAGCACCAACTCTTCTATCACGCCTTGGCCGTCCCGCCCATGCTAAAGCCGGTGAGTTTGCCCGACTCGATATCCTTCCAAATCGTATCGCTTGTCACTTTAACCATCAGCCACCACGTACCTTTCTTCAACGGCTGGTCCCCCTTCACGGTATCCTGCTCTGGGACGAAGGACTCGATGATTGGGAAAAAGTGTTTTTTGCCCATGTGGTTTATTCTGATCCGCTTGGTATTTGTGGCATACTTCTGCATGAAGCGGTACATGGCTTTTTCTATCTCTTCTTTGGTGGCATAGTCGCCCTGCGTATCAACCTCATTGGGCTCGTAAACCACACCGCCAACCATCTGCTTTTTCTTGTCTATCTTTATTATCGTGAATTGTGTGGCCACTTTTTCCTCCACCACCTGCTTCTCGCATGGCACCTGCGTGTCTTCGGCATCTACCCGCTCCTCATCGCCACAGTGGATGCACCGCGGGTGCCCGTTTGGGTGCGTGTATTTAGCGGCTTCGAACTTGTGCGGGTATTTAACCTTTTTAACATTCTCCCTGATCAGCGCCGACTCCTCGTCGCACTCCTTACGCTGGGCATCACTTAATTTTTTCACCACTTTTTCCGCCAGCTGTTTCCCCACCTTTTCCCGATGCTCTTTTATCCACGCTCTAGCCGATGCCATAGTCCAAGCCTTTACGCGTTTATCGAATTTAAAGGTCCGGATCTTTTTCACTATGCCACAATAGAGGGCAGTGATCCCCTGCTCTTTATCAATTGTAATAGTGGCCGTCACCTCACAGGCAGGCCCCACGGGGATGCTGATCATGTTTTCCGTCTCCTCTGGTTTCGTTATAGGGAAGGATTTTTCGAACTCCTCGGTACTGTAGTATTTTTTTAGCTCCGGCACCTCTTTATCAAACTGCTTGTAATGGCTGGCCAAGTGGTTATAAACTCCTTGTTTATCAGCCGAGGGTAATATGACGCCACCCCGCGCACCTAGCAACGCTGCCATCGCCGCATACAC